TCATGGTGATCCTTTCATATCAGATTCAAAAGCCGGGAAAAAGGATAATTCCTGCCGGTTACCACGGGAGATCAAAGCGATCAGTTCCGGGGTAAGCATGACAGGGGTTATCATGTTATCAGCGGTCAACAGGTCTGCTTCATTGAGCATCCTGAAAAGCACCTGCCGCAGTTTCTTTCTTGTGGACGGCTGGATTTTCTCAAGTTCCGGGTGCCACTCGGCTTTGTGGTCAAAGAAAGAATCAAACACCTCGTGGGTCAGGTCCGCTTTCAAGGTAATATATCGCTCCCGGACTACCTCCACCGCAAAATCGGCTATGAACCGGTATCGACGGCAGATGGCAAGCCACAAAAGATAACCCTGTTCCTGGTGGCCGGCCTGGACAAGAAACTCCAGTTCTTCTGTGTTCAATGTTTTCAGCCGCGAGATAACTTCTCTGCACACCCGTTCCAGGGAGGTCAGGGTTCTGGCCTGGAGGATGTTTTCTTTGATGACCTTGTCACGCACAGCCTGCCATTGCCCATGTTCCAGATACAACCCGGCCAGCGTCACCGATTCATGATGGAAAAGACTGCCTGTTGTAAATGAAACAATGTATTTTTCCTGATTCATTGCTTATCGGAAATCCTCTTTGAATGCCCGGCAGCACCGCCGGCTTTCACCCACTGATCAACATCCTCTTTCTTGAACTTCCATAAACGGCCCATGCGGTGGGCGGGCATGGCATGTTCGTCAATCCACCGGTAAACAGTGTCATTACTGATGCCCAGGTACTTGCCTATCTCTTCTACTGATAACCAGCGGTCTTCCATCCCGGCCATTTTTCAGCTCCTCATGGATGATTGATTGCTGCCACGCCAAAGGCAGTATCGGGGATAAAGGGCAGAACACCCCAATATAAAGGAATTCCAATGTATTAAGACGGATACCGATTGTCAACCGGTTTTATCCGGATAAGGCTGTAAAATCACCCAATGGGTGTAACCAAAGGATCACAAGCATGAGGTGTTTTGCAAAATGCAGGCGGGATGCAGGAAAGAAAGCTGGAATTACTCTTTTTGGTCTTCGGGAGAATCCTCTTTCTGTGTGATCTTCTCCACCTGGGTTTTGCTGGAAAAAATTTTCCGGATATCTTCCACAGTCAGCCCCTGGCGGATGGCATCAGTCAATTTCTCCAGAAGCTTCAGTTTGGCCTTGAGATGCTCTACCATGTCAACCCTTCTTCATGGTCTTAAAAATGATGTTTTTGATGATCGGCAATGTGAACTCCAGCCCGGTAGCCGTTTTGTACCCGGCCCCATTCAACGCATCCACCGTTTTCTGCAATGACAACCTTTTCCCATTTTTGGGTTTCCGGCGCAACCGTTTTATTTCGGCAATCAACTCGGGATCTGCCTCATGATAGGACTTCCTGCCCTCACACTTGCCGTTTAAGGCCCGTTTCCGGTTCCTGGCTGCCCTTAGCTTCTGAACGGTCATTTCCTTGTCATATTCGGCGATGGCCCCCAGCACCTGCCGGACCAGCTTCCGGGTGGGATCGTCCTCCAATAGATCACCGTCGTTCACAGAGATGATCTCAATGCTTTTTTTCTGCATGTCGTCAAGGATGGTTTCCTGGATCATCAGGTCGCGGGCCAGGCGGTCGATCCTTTCAATGATAACCGTGTGGATGCCATTCCCGTTTAGCTCCAGGTCGATCATCATGTCCGTTAGGGCCGGTCGGTTCTTGAGTGTCCCACTGATACCCTTTTCCCGGTAAATGTGATCGATGACAATGCCGTTGGCTTTGGCATAGTCCCTGATTGCTTTTTCCTGACGTGTAAAACCGTCACCGGAAACCTGACCCTTACCTGAAACCCGAATGTACCCGTATGCTTTTTTCATGATGACATCCTCCTGTTTGAGGTCAGATTAAAAAACCAAAGGTGGATAGTCAAGCATTTAGTTTCTAATTCTGTAGAATAGTAAACCTAATATCGATATATGGCATTGAATAAAAGGGCTTTGATAATTATTTATTTTAGTTCATGCCGTGCCTCGGCATGTAAGACGGGCTTTTAATGTTCAGCTGATTTAGGTGATACGTGCTCCAGGATTATGTCAGTATTCTTGAGTTTTGGGCCATGCACCAGCGATGTTTTGTGGCCCTCCCTTCACCTGGCGAGAACCCTCTTGTACAACGACTTCATGTCAGAAATCACATTCGGCATTGATATTGTAGCCGACCCACCATGAGCAATCAAATTTCTGTCGGAGTAGTATGCTTTTATCAAATTAAAATCGCTTCCCCCAGGTTCTGCCAATAACCCAACCTTGGCCATAAATGGTAAACGCCCACGATCGTTGATATTCTTAAGCTCTCGCCAAGGAGATCGTCTTTTCCAGGTTTGTAGATTTAGGCCCCGATCAATTAAACGATTTGCTTCAGTAGTTATGTGCTCCTCGATCCTTGTAAAGAAGTAAAGGAAATAGGCTTGATCATTCTGTGTTCTATAAGATGCATACAGGGCTTCCTTTCTGATCCAACCTCGATATGCTGCTTCGAATTCCATCTGAGCAAATCGCTGATCAATCTCCGAGAATGTCTTTTCTAAACTACCAAATACGTCCATCAGTCAGTATCCTGCGTATTACACTTGTGGTAAGCGGAGTTTGGTTTCTCCTTCTGTCACGAATCACCCACTCGGACTCGCAACCAAATTCAGCAGTGTCAATTAAAAAGTAGCTATCTGTTGGAGTCATAAGATCGACTCGCCCATTTGCGCCAACTATCCAAAGACCCTTTGGTTTAAGCATAAGGTTAGTCTTCCCATCCTTCAGAACATGCATGCTTTGTAGTTCAACTGGTTTGATAAAAAATTTTTGCATGAGTTCTTCGTTCATTAATACTGTTCTGTTTTTCGATACAGAAAAAGATCTATCGTTTAGCTGCCTCTCGAAAAGGTCGAATAGGTGGGCCAATCTTACTTTCCAATCCTCCACTCTATCATTTATGTAGCGTGAGTCCATTATTTCAGCCATTTCACCAGTTTCCGACTCAAACCTCTCCTTGCACTTGGTTAATAGCTCGTGGTATGTCTGTCCTTTAAGAGAAATGGCCTCTAATTTTGGCGCCGGTGTATTAGAGTTCGGAGCTCGCATCACTCGACCTTTAGTAAGCCTAAGTGTGCGAGCATTCCAAATCCCGTTTTCTCGCTTGACTTCGAATTCAAGTCTGTCTTGTGTTTTGGGGCTGTAGATGTCGACTCTCTGAATGTCTGGATAACTGCTCATGACTTTTTCTCCATATATCTTTGAAGGCGCTGCTTGAGTAGCTGAGCCAAATAACGGGCTGGTCAAGGACGGCGCCTTTTGTCGTGTCGTCCCCTGTTAGCTGATACCCCCAAGAATAGCTCTAAACTCGTTTTCCAGAGCCGCTTTTGCTTTGGGCACGTTTTGCTCGAAATAATCTGATGCATCTATCCATGCCTCAATTTTTTTAGGTATGGATTCGTCTGGTATTTGATGTTCATCATGTTGAATATAAACGCCAAATTTTATTGCTTTCTTGCGCATGGCCATAACAAAATCATCAATTTGTGAGCATAACTTCTCTGGCAAATAGATTTTGTTTTTTTCAAAAAGACGATAAAAATCAGCTGCTGAATTCATTGCCGTAACATACTTCTCCTTCTTGTATGGCTCACCATCTCTTTCTATTGGAGATACAAAACTGGAAAAATCCCATTGAGCTTGCACAAGGAGGCTATAAATTTCAGCAATCACCTCAGCACGTTTCTCATGCAGCTTTGAAAACCGGATTTGATGCTCAATTGATGCTTTCTCAAGTTTGTGTCTGAGACTCTGTAAAGCAGTTTCACTTTCGGAGTGCAAGGTTGATTTAAAACTTTCTATATCTTTAGCGAGCAATTGACCTACTAAAGACTTTGAAAGCCAACCCAATACTGCTAAAAGTGCAACATTACCACCCATTGCAAGTAAAATTGTTTGCCAAACTTCCATATCATTCCACTCAGCTTGCTGTTGAATTCAGCGGGTGCTGTAGACAATCCGCTGTAATCTTAGTTTTTTTGTTGAACTCATATTCCTTGTCTCCCAAGGCTAAGATTGTGTGCGCACCAGCACTTATCAGTTCCATGCTTAAGTTGCCTGGAGGCCTCACACCCTCGGGAATAAAAGAAGTATATGTGTAGATGCCACCTTAGAGGCATATTTTTAAAAGAAAAACCCAAACTGGTCTTCTTCGGTGAACTGGTAATAAAAAACTTCATGGTTTGTGCCAAATTTTTCGACATCTTTTACTTCCAGCTCAGTTACAAAAATCATTCTCATTTCATTTCACAATCTTGCCTGAAAGTCCAGATAAAAGGATGCTATACACTCGAATTTATGGACATTTGTCCGCAGGCATGTTCAGGATAGTTTTCTGAAAGTGTGACATCTTTTTCATCGCAGCGCCTCTATTGTTTCCCGTGATTCTCGAATCAGTTCCCGGAGATACTGCCGCCTTACGATGACCTCCCTGGTGTAGAGACCATGTTTCAATGCATTCACGTTCCCCCTGGGTGCACCTGCCTTACCGCCATGCATCCGGCATCTGCCGTTTGCCATTGCCGGTTGTCTGCATGGTTTCCCGGTCCGTCTGCTGTATGCACCACACCTGGGTACATTGATAAACGGATTGCTGGCATGGGATTGAATTTCATTTTTCATCTATTGCCCCCTCTCCCCTGGTTGACATTCCCGACAATAGCCTGACCGCCCTCATGGACATGGACATGCTCAACGGTCATTTTCTGATTGCCTCCGCGCCGGTGTTTGTCCAGGGCTTCCAACTGCTGGTTGTAAAGCCGCATCAGCTTCGTGTATCGGTTTAATAGAGATTCCTGGAGGTCTGTCCGGCCCCGGTTACCGTCTATGTTCACAAGACTCAGCTGGTGCATGGCCTGTTTGTGAACCAGAACCATTTGTGTGATCAAGATTCCCTCGAACCCATCACGTGGTTTCAGCTCTCCCATTAACGCCAGAAGTTGGTTCACTGCTTTTGCGCCCTCAGCCACTGTGCCGTCCGCTACCGCGTTAGTGCTGATCTCAAGCAATGCCTCAGCACCGTCTGCGGTGGTGCATCCTGTTTGTGGTTGGAAGTTTTTCACCAGATTAACCTGGATGGTGTTTGTATCGGACAAGGTCGCGGTGATCCGTTTTTCAGCAACTGCATCATCGTTTTTTGCCACTGCTTTAGTTTTCGCATTTTCTTTTTTGGTTTTGCCTGTCATGCTCCCGCCTTTCCTTTTTTGGTGAATCGATTTCCCAGGGACATACCCCCGGTGTGCATGGCTTTGACGGCCCCGGCTTGCCATCGAAATATGCCAATGCATGACATTTCCCGGATCTCTTACACTTGGCCGGGCAGTTCTCCGGGGTCCGGCCCCTGGTTGTAGTGCTTGACCCCCAGGTGTGCCATGTGCCCGGTGGTGACGTTCCGTGGTCCGGTGCTGCCTGCCGTTCAATCTCCGCCATACGATCCCTCAGCGCCAGCAGCTCCGATAAACGTGCCCGCCTCTCCTCGATGGGTGCCGCTGCCGGGTCGTCTATCCACTCCGCCAGCTCCCAGGCTCGATTCCATAACCGGGTATATTCCGGTCCCATTCTTGCCGGTTCCGGTGACGGAATTTTCGGTTTTTTTCCTGAAATGTGCCTACCCCGGTAACTGCATTTACTGTAAAAAGCCCTTTTTGCAGTTTTTGCAGTGCCATGGGGAGACTCTTTTTGTGATTTTAATCTCTCAAGATATCCACCCATTATTCCACCTCATTCAGATGATAAAGGTTTTTGGGCCGGCCGCCGGTGGTCACTCTCTCAATGTAAAGGTGCTGATAATCTTCAAGCATACGCAGGCCGCCCATAACCTGGTCACGGTCAGACAACTTGCTCCAACCGGGCCGCCATACTGCATGACTGGTGAACGGAGTTTTCAAATCGCCTTTTTTTATTCGGCTCAATATCGCCTTAGCTGTGGATACATCAGTTCTGGATACTGAAGAATATGCCCTCTCTGCATGGGTTTCTAAGTATTCCCCCCAAGCCAGTGCCCGCAGGGTAGCATTTTCAGAAACGGGTCCGGCTCCACCATCAGCCAGATGGATGATTAAAGCCAAGGAAGGTATCAGTTTTCGATATTTTGAGAAATGCGACTCTAACGCGGGGTGAAGGTCGGATCTTAATTTGGTTTCCAATGCGGAGCGCCACTCGATGAACAGTTCCAGGGCAGCCGGTTCAAACCTCAGATATGGAATGCCCTCTGGCTGTCCATTATAATCTGTATCCTGTTGCGCTCCTATCTCCAATGGGTTTAGCCGGTCCAGTTCATCAAAGACTTGAAAAGCCGTGTTCTTGGCCTTGCTGTCCGGGTATCGGTCAACGTTTTTCCATGTCCCGTTCATATCAGGCCAAACCAGCAAACCAAACCGTTGAATCAATCCATCATCAGCAGATCCACCCTTGACGGCCTGGCTGATATACTCGGATAACCTGCCTGGCTGTGTTCCACCCAAAAGAGATATACACAGCGCCGGAATATGAAGATTCAACCCCCGCCCGATCCGATCAAAAGTATAGGGTGAATCTCCATTCCAGGCGGTCAGATAGAAGCCCCGGCCTTCATCCTGTCCGTCCCGGTCCAGGCTTTTGAGAAGACTCACAACCTCGTCACGGAAAACCAATAATCCGTTTGGGTTCTGCCTCAGCAGCTCCCCCAGGCTTGCCGGGGTGCTGTCGTTTGCCTGATATCGTTTTAAAACTGGAAAAGCAGGTTCCCCACCTACTGCCAAAACTGCCGAAATATCCGCATCCGGGTCTTTTTTTAAAATCTTCCGGGCCTGTGTTTCCGCAGCTTCTTTCCTCAGCTTGGCCGCCAGGGCTTCTGCTTCGTGGTCCTCCATGTCGTTTTGATATCTCTCTGTTGCAGATGCAATCAGCCTTTTCAGGGGTGATAGTCCAGCCTCAAGCGCCGGGCTTTTTAATACCCCAGGCCGGCCCACCACAAGCGCCCACAAATTGCAGATCACTGTCCAATCCGTTTTAGCCTGTGGTCTGATTCCCACCTTGCGCCCGATGACAGCTGCCAGGGCAGCCATAACACCAGTCGCCACAAAATCTGGCGGACACTGCATCCGGTTTGCGATATCTTCAACCCATGGCCGCAGCCTCTCGGGCAGCAGTTCAAAGTCAAACGGCATGACAGGTGTCAGCTCATCCGGCAATGGTACTGGTTCAGATCCGGGCAGGGTGATTTTCCGGATTTTCTTCAGGGCTTCCCGGACAGCATCCAGCCCTTGGGCCTGGTGAAGGTCGTTAAAATCTGAATCCATGGGACATATGGACAGCGCCGAGCCATGTTTGGCCGCAGCAGCTTCCGCAGCCATACGTCCGGGATTCTTGCCCGTCCGTTTTTCCGTTTTCAGGTCATTGTCCGCTGCAATGATAATGCGTTTGTCCGGGTGCCGTTTCTTCATGATCCCGGTGACGGCATCCAGACTGTTTGCGGTAAAGGAAACCATGACGGCCTGGCCGGTGGCCTCGTGAATACTGGCCCCGGTGGCGAATCCTTCACAGATATAAATGATATCGCTTTTGGCCGGATCTCCGATGATGAAAAACCCGCCGGTGGTCTGGCCGTCTGGCTGATTTTTCTTGAATCCATCGGGATAAATGTATTGGAGTGACATCAAGCGCCCCGCTGCATTATAACGCGGGATTAAAAGCGTTTTTCCTGTTTGCCGGGCACCATACAGATTGATTCCCTTGTCTTTTGCATACTGGTGCCCGGGGTCCGCAGGTTCCGCATTATTCCAGATCCGCAGAGCAGCAGCAGCAGCTTTGGAATACCGGGCCTTTTGATCCGCCTCAGCTTTGGCCTTGGCTTCATCAATCATCTTTTGAAATACCGCCCGTTCATCTGGGGTCAGGTCGTGATAATTCCTGTGTTCCCCGGATCTGCCGTAAAAGACTTTTTGTTTATCGCCGGTGACATGATTTCCGATGCAGCCGCCGGCGGTCCCGTCGGGGTTCATGTGAATAACGCCCCAACCTGGATATCCGGTTTTTTTCTCCTCGGCCCGGCATCTGAAAATCCTTCCGGGTTCAATGTTCGCCGGCGGTGTCAATCCAAACCGTGAAGTGTCATCCCTGAAGACTTGCATGATATCAGCGGTGTTAAATTCAAATGTCATGCTCGCCCCCTTCCGCCATAATAATCAGGCGATCCAGAAAACAGGATTTCCGGGCCGTGAACCTGGTGCTGGTGACAATGGCCGCGATATAGGGAAGCGCCACTTTTACGAGTTGACGGCGGCACCACGCTGTGGTATTGTTTTTATAGACAGTAATGCTTTCCTGGCCCGGTCCATCGCTTTTTCCCTTGGTGGTCCGGGTCGCCGTTTCTTGAGTCATGGTTATGCCCCCGCCTTAACTGCATCAGCGATGGCATCATCGATCACCCGCAAGATTGAACGGCTCGGCCACAACAAACGACGATTGGGCAGCTTAACCGGCCTGATTCCCAGATAGTGCCCGTTCGTGCACAATGCCCGTCGAAGCGTGTCAGGCTTTACCCCGAGTTTTTCAGCAAGTTTGTTGGTGGTAAGAAGTTGCTCTTCCATGAATACCCCTTCCGGTCAGTGACATGACCATTAAAACAATTGTCATCTGACTGGTATGGGGGGAAAAATTTGGTAGTTAGGCGAAAATTTTGGTAGATCTGCAAAAAAAGTTGGAAGACGGATAATTTTTTTGGTTTATTTGATAATTTTCCATGCGAGTGATCCCTTGGCCGGGTCGTAAATCAGACCATTTTTCATTTTCAGGAACCGCTCCATGTGGTCGTGCAACTTTGGAATGTGCTGGATCTTCTTTAAAAACTCCGTGCGGTTTTTGCTGACCGTGCCCCCAGCTTTTTTTAATTGGCGGTCAATGTCGGGTTTCCATTTGGATTTTTTGACCTGCACACTTTCCTCGCTCTCGATGACATAATAACCGCCACTCTGAAGCGCTGCCTTGAATTGATTCCATTTATCCCCTTCCGCCTCCGGGTTCTCCTTGTATCGTTTAAATTGCTCGTTGGCAGCCAATTGCCAGGTCTCAAGATCGCGCTTTGTCAAAATGCCTTCGCCGTCCGTCTGTATAGACAGGCCATCGGGATTTTCCGTTTGTGTCTCTCCACCCGGCCCGCTTGTCATCTGGACCAGTTGGATATACCCAAACTTCACGCCTGGTTGTTCCAGTGCGGGCAATATTCGCCGGACTGGAATGCTATCCTTGACCGGCCCGGCTTCACCGTTAAAGGTGACATCCCAAACCGGGCCGTTCAGCGTGAATGACCATTTGTTTTTGTCAGCCGCAATCGGCAACGGCGGTGCTTCGTGACTTGTCCCTGCTTGTTCTGTCTCGCAAACATCCCCGCCTCGTTCGTGATCAATGTATGCCAAGAACACGGGCAGGCTACCGTCATCCACCACGGTGCGCAGGTAGGAAAAGAACAGGGTTTTCAGATCCCCGATGGGAACGCCTCGTTCGGTGTCCGGCATACCAGCTTTCAGAAACATCATGACACCAGGCAGGAACTCCTCCGGATCGTAGTTATTTTCCGGGGTATATGCCTCGAATTCAGTCCACCTGGGGTCGCCGCCCTCTTCCGCATCCAGAAGGTGCCACAGGAGCTTCCACCACACCGCCACAAGATCATCCGACGTGATAACCGCCGGTTCCGGGAACCATTTATACCGGAGCGCAGAATTGAAGTGTTTGGTCAGTATCGGCTGGATTTCTTGCGCCCATATCATCCGCTCTTGGGCTTCGGTGAGTCGCCGGGCGTTCGGGTAGGTGTGTCGTTCGGTCATGGCGTGCCCCCTTGTGCAATGCTGCCCCGTATTTATTGTTGATCCCGGCCAAGGCCACCAGGGGCATTCGGTGGCTGTTCGGTGATCAGCCTATGGCCGGGAAACTGGATTATTCTCCCACAACCTTTAACCCTGTCTGGCCGGATTCCGGTTGAACGATTGATAAGAATCAAATACTGTAACGCTTTTAGCTCGTTGATATGAAAAGTTAAAATTTGATTTTATGCATAAATTAAATTATTTGGATAGAAATAGTTGCAAAAGCTAATAATCAAAATAGTGTAACGGTGCCAAAATTTCCCCAAAAGTGGGCAAAATTGCCAGAAAATTCTCAAAAATGGAAGCCATAAAAAAATTCAATATCAAAAATATTTTGAATAAAACCAGATACTTGCAGATTTTGATTTTTAGACACAAAAAATCGCTATGGAACATAGCATTATTGTCTCCAATTGGAGACTTTCATTATCAACACCAATTTTGATCAACGAAATATAACATCCCTTTTTGAAAAAAAACAAACAATATTTAAACGGCGGGATAGCAGGGTATTTTTTTTATTTTTGGCAGGGTATGGCGGCTGGGTAAACCCGTTACACTATTTTGTCACTTTTTCGGGAGATGGGCGTTACACTATTTGAATCTCAGCAAACGATACCGGCCTGGTCCAGGATGAATTTTTCAATTTTTGTGTGCCACATGCGCAGCAGGTCAAGCGGTCATTTTTTATAATGACGTTCTGCAATAGCTGACGGCTTATGTCCCATGATCTGTGCGACAACACCAACCGGGCATTCCTTCCACTCTGAAAGGGTGGCAAAAGAACGCCTCAGCCCGTGTATGGTAAGGTAAGGTATGCCCGCCACTTCCAGGGCCTTGTTGTGGGGTTTCCTGGGTTCCTCAAGTCGCCCTGATTCACTGGTTGGACTGGAAAAAACAAACTGATTGCGCCGAGGTAGTGAATAAAGAACGCTTCCCAGATATGGGGTCAATGGTATGGTCCGTGTGCCCGCCACCTTGTCGTGAATCGTCAGGCTTTGCCATTTAAAATCCACATGATCCCATTCAAGCCCCGCCAGCTCGTTCCGTCTAGCTCCGGTCAACAAAAGGGCCTGAAGATATGCAGACATTCCAGGGGTCAACTGCCGGACAGCCTCAAACCATGCTTTGAGTTGTTCTTTTTGCAGGCAGTCATCCTTTGGTTTCATCCTAGGGATGTGTTCTCTTTTTAAATGATTTCCGCAGGCTCCCGGCTCTGCAATGCCCCGGTAATCGTCTTGGGTTTCACACCAGTTCAGAAATGCCCGCAGCAGTGAAAAGGCAAGCCGCATCCTGCCCGGTTTGCCAGGTGTTTCTTGTTTTAACCACGCTTCTACCCGGTCCGCTGTGATGTCTGACAGCTTCAATTCCATAAGCTGCGCCAAAGGTCCGGGTTTGATTTTCTTTTTACCCCGTTTGGCGGGTTCTCCCCCCGGTCTGGACAGAATATAATGGTCCTTGATATGTCGATCGCTCCACCCTTCCCGCCGGGCCTCAACATAGGCGGTCCAGGCATCCAGAACAGTCAAGGCTTCACGCCGGGCCTCCGCCTCTCGCTGTTCAATTGCCGCCAGCTTTTCCCGTTTGGCTTGCCGGGGATCAGTTCCCTGATCAACCATGCCCTGAATTCGTCGGGCTTCTTCTCTGGCTTCGTCCAGGGTCCAGGTTGAAACATCTCCGATCTTGAAACGCAGGACTTTGTTGTTCAGTCGGCCCTGGTAAATATATACCTTGGCCCCAAGGGTGGCCCTTAATCCAAGTCCTTTCGTGTGTGAATCGTACAAAAAAACCGGCTTTTTCCCGGTACATGAAAAGCCCTGAACCTTGCCGTTCGTGAATTTGACTGCCATGGCATCCCCCTTTTCCGTGTACTCGCTATGTACTCAAAAAGATACCATTTCAATCAATATAAATCAATATGTATTTTTCTATGAATTCTTTAAAATGCCTGAATTTATGGGATTTTTTAGCTTTATTGAGGTGTGTTTCAATGTCGTTCAATGCCATTTAAACGGACTCTGACTCCGTCAATCTAGGTTCGAATCCTAGTCACCCAGCCAAATTTTTAAATTAAGGGGTTTCAACACTGATTGAAACCCCTTAATTTGTTTTTTCCCGCCCACCCTGAAATTTTGACATCGACACCATCACCTTTCAACATCCGGTTTTAACAGATGTTCACTCAAGGTCAAGCAGGAAATATTTTTTCCCGGTATTTATGGATTCATGTGGCATGATATGCTAAGAAAACACAACCGGCAACAAGCCACGGCAGAAGATCATCTCATGTGTAACGAGTCACCTAATCTCAGGAAATTTACCACACAATCTCAGACTTTTAAAATTTAAAATCACCAAAAGACCACCTCATTTTTGAGGCGGTTAAATACACTTTTGTTTTATTCGGGAGACGAAAAACAAGCCTTTTAATTACCCTCAGAGAGGACAATTAAAATATTGTGGCTGTCACTGTCAAGGGGAGGGTTGAAATATCAGGCTGATTCAAGGAAGGTCCATCGTAATTCTAAAGGACTCCGCAATTTTGCGGAGGTCAGGGTTCATCTGCTTTATAAAACATTCTGACAGATCCTGGCGATAATATCACGACACTCCATGTCTGAGCTGATGGTCAGGTCTTCCACCAGGTCATCCCAGTCAATCAGCGTATCCTGGAGGGCTTTACACAGAAGGAATCGGATAACCGGTATCCGGGAGGCGGACTCGTTCAGGCTGTAATAGTGGTCTCGGGCCTCGGTGGCAAGGCCAAGCAGTTCTTCCCAGACCTGAACGCTCAGTCTCCTGATATCCTTGTTGCCGCTACATCGGCACCGGTGAAATGCCGCTTTGATTTCATCGATAATTTTCTGAGAATCCCGGTTGTGCTTCAATACAGTAAAAACAATGCTGGGGAGCCCAAACAGGATACCGGTTCTTTATGTTCGCATCCGGTCCAGGGCGGCCATGATCCGAGTCAGGCTGTGATTGAATCTTTGGCACTGTTGATAGATCTGTTGGTATTCGTCAATCTCATTCATAATGATCTCCAGATAGAGCTCGGTTGTCGTCTAAAAAATTGTTGGTTCAATGGTCAAGACAAAAGAGAAAGGTTGTTGATGTTCTCATCGTCACTGGCCCAGTGAAAAACGTCCCAGCAAACCACCGATTCCCAATCCTCTTCAAACAAGAGATCCTCTTCGCTGTAATCAGGTATCAAAACCGGCCGGGTCCATGACATCTGGCCAAGATCCTGATTGCCGCATAAATCACAGTTAAAGCGGCGCCAGTCTTTGTTTTCAGCAAAATCAAGACAGTCATCATAGTTTTTACACCACAAATACCGCCTGCCCGTACCCTCCGCCGGAAAACCAACCATGGAATCTCCTTTATTGATGATACATTTATGATTAACCCAGCTATTTTCTCGCTGTTCTCACTGCCGCTCTCAGTAGCGACTGTTCATATTCTTCATCACGCAATTCTTCGGCCAGCTGACACAGCTCATTAAGCACGTGCCTCAGTCTTGCGGCTGTTCTCATGGATTTAAGCCTTAATTTGTGGATCTCCGCCCCGGCATCAACCAGGGCGGACTGCATTTCTTCAAAGCTCACATCCGGATGGAATGCAAAGCGCCTCAGGCTGGCAAAATCCATACGATCCGGTGTCAACACCACAGCCCGGCCATCCAGGCCGCCAGGGGTTTTTTCAGCAGATTCGCTTTCGTACCGGGAAGCCTTTTTCTGTTTATGTGTTTCAGTCGCCATATTATCAATCTCCTGCCCGAATTGAGGGCACCTTGGGCCGTTAACCGGCCATCTGTTTAAGAAGTGATTTCAGGGATAAGCTGTGATATGAGATCGGATCGCCACCAGGCGCAAAATTGAGCTGAGTGTTCTGGCCAGACAAGGTGGGCTTCGATCCCACGATATGCCGAGAAGAGGTTTCCCCCTTCTCCGCCCCGCTACCATCTGCGACCATCATGCCTGGCCAGAAATCCATTATATCAATTCATCCGTTGGCCGTAAAGTTCATCCCACCAGCGCCCTGTAGAAACTATACCTTCAACTCCTGAGAGGATTGGAATATTTTCAAGGTCAAGGCGAAGTTGATGTGAAGATCCCGGCAGACCCAGAATTTTTTTCGAAAATGTACTTAGGGCCATCTCGTACCCCTGCGCCTTTTCAAGAGAGTCCTTCATGATATCAAACAAATCATCTCTCATCTTGTTGGCAATGCCAGCCAGTATCCCATTTGCTTTTATAGCCAAATCTGAATAGGCGTTTTCAAGCTGGCTTTCGACCTCCGGCAGCAGGTGTTCCTTGATCTCGTTCTGGACATCTTTTAACATCGAGATCTTGGTTTTGATTCGAGAAACCTCCTGGGCATACTCATCACCCTTCTTGCCTGACAAAATCTGCTGAGAAAATTCAGATCTGAGTAACGTGATTTCATCGGTCAGCCTCTCCAGCTCCTTTTGGTTCTGTGTCAACCGCTCATTTAACGAGTCTTTCTTTGACCTGGCCAGATTGGCCGCTGCTACCTGGTCTTTCACCGCCGGCAGCACCTCTTTTTCAAACAGTTTTTCAAAATGCTTTTGATTCTTTTCAAATTTGTCGGCCATTTCAATCTCCTTTAATCGTTGGTTTTATACGTATTTGAACAGCTCATTCATCTCGGAAAAAGATATCCCGCAACCATCTTGCCCGAAAAAATCTTCTGTCCCCTCATCTTCGCCCTCACCCATAGCAAACTCGTAAATCGGCCCATCACCGCCTAAATTCAAATCTGCCAGGCCGGAGACTGCCGGAATAGCAGCGCCAAGAAAGCCCACATGATTCAGCCGATTGCCCGGCATGATCGAAGCGGAGCGCTTCTTATACCGGCCTGCCTTCACTTTTTCGGCAAACTCGGGATCTATTTGCTTGAACTTTGCCAGCAGGATAGACCCCACTCTTTTCAACGCCTCAACCCAGCCATATGCAGGGTCGTTGGTCTTTGGATGCCCCACTACAACCGGGGCTTCATGCTCTTTGGGATTGTAGTTTCTGACAATTTCATCAAGGTCTTCCTCGCTCCAATAGCGCTGCCGGCCGTCACTGCTGACGTGTTCCCCCGCCCGGAAGATCTCAACCCATTTATCCAGTAAATCCATCGCCTCTTAACCCTCCTTTGTGTTATGAATACATCTTTTTTTCATTGCTTTTTTTAATGATTTCAACGGGCTCAAAAATAAGCCGGTTGAAATCATCATCTATCGTTTCCCCTCATCCTGCTTTCCCCTGCCTTCCCTGGAGTGGGGAGCGGAGGCCATGACGCAGATCCCCGGGCCGTTGGTGGCTTGATCGGCATGATCATCCTCCGGGCCACAATGTCCAGGCGCTTGATGAGATCCTGAAGATGCTGAAGAGCGTGTAGCGCATCTGCATCTAAAGCTGTCGGGTGGGTTATAGTTGTTCCAAAAACTGTCACTCATGATGGGTCTCCTTTATTGTTGAATTGATATAAGACCAGGCCACTGGTCGCAAATCCTTATATAAGGAAGAGTCCTTAAACAAGGAGGAATCATGCTCTCATCTGCCCAAAAAGCGTCTTCGCTCATCAAAAACACTCTCGATATAGTCAAAGAAACAGCCGCGAGAGAGAATATCATCGAGCTTCAAAACATCATCCTTTCCCTCCAGGAGAAGAATGCGTCTCTCCTCGAAAAGATTTCGGACCAATCTAAAGTCATACAGAAACTGGAAGCAGAACTGATGGAACAAAAAAATTGGGAGAAGATAGCCGAACAATATTCGCTTAAAAATCTTGCTCCCCATGTTTTCGTATATGCGCCCAATTCTGATCGTGAGGACGGAAAGCCAGGGCCATACCTTTGCGCAAACTGCTTCCATGACAAACGCCAGTCGATACTCCAAAGCCCTGGGAGAGATTCTTCTGGTATTCGCTTTCACTGCGATAAATGCGGATCGGACATTTTTGACTATACAGACAGGGAACCTTTTTCTGTAAGTTCGGCCGGAAGATATAAAAGCACCGATCTGCTTAAGGGCTATTAACCACTCTGGGGCTTGAAAAGAAATGGGATTTGACATAAGTATCTCCTTTTAATTCTCCCGCAACGAGGTGTTTTCTTTGATATTTGACCTCAAAGTGTTACCCCTTGGATGATGGGCTATGCCACCGCTAACTAACCTCTCCATCATACTTAACAACCAAACTGCCCTTGAGCGCCTTGATTGCCAGGGAAGCCACATCGATCTGATCGCTCCAGGGCACTTCGCTTTCAAGCAATTTCACAACCTTTTTTGCAGCGGCCAGTTTTTCGGATGACGTAAGCTGCTTTCCTTCAATTTCTCCAGCCATTTTTATGCTCCTTTTCAGTTGCCCCTCAAAGAGGCGTTTTCTTATTTGTTTTCAATCCGTGATCCCGGCCGGGAGGGTCCCGGCGCCCTGTTCCAGCTCAAATTCATCCGCCTCCAAGCCATGGCGCTCAAAATGTGCTTTGGTGAACCGCACACCGACGGCATAACGCTTTTTATCCAGATCCGCCTGGGGAATGTAATCCTCCGCCTCTGTGAACGAGAATACCGGCGGGTATTCACTGGATTTATTCACCCTGGCATAGATCAGGCCCAGGTCATTCATGGCATCACACAGCAGCTGTTCATCTGCCTCCGCCACGTCTCCCAGGACTTCATAATGGGTCAGGCTGGAGGCATATGTGCCGGTGGAGCCGGTGATCTCGCTGCTCTGGGTCTGGCAACTCAGGACTTTGGAAATAGACGCATTCCAGAAGTTCATGAAATTCATGAACGTATCGGCCCCGCCTTTGGCATCCACCGCCACCATGCTGTGTTCGGCACCGGAAGGCAGCACGGCCACGGCATCCTGGACCATGGCAGCCAGAGAAGTGGCCAGGACTTTTCTGCCGGCATCGTCAAAATTTGACGGGGCTTTTGCCACCTGCCAGGGGATGCCGTACCGCTCCAGGAACTTCATGGACCATTCAACGCCGGATCTTTTGAACGCCACCGGCCAGAGACACCGGGACAGCAGCCGCAGCCCGAAAGGGTTTTCATACGTGGGTTCATGCCGTGCCACCAGAAACTTGCCATAAGGCACAGGCACAGCCCGGCCGTTCAAGAGGAACATCAGCTCGCCCCGGCCGGAAAACGTGAACCATGTCCTGGGTTTCTCCTCCATGCCCACCAGCCGGAACCGGGACCCTTCCACTCCCCAGAACAACTCGATCACGGAATAGCCGTAGAAATTGGCCGCCAGAATCGCGTTAAACTGGTTTTTCAGTTTGATGCCGGCCAGGTCATGGGTCAGATCTCTGGCGATGGCAACCGCGCCATTGGTGGCGGACCTGCCTTTCCTGGGCTGCCCCGGGGAATAATCATACCGCCCCTTGTTGGTGACCCGGCGCTTTCTCAGCTGCATGGCCATGGTCACCTGGTCATCCGCTGCCAGAGCATCCAGCACCGTGGCGTCATCGCCTCTTTTCCTGAGCACCGGGTCCGGGTCCGGCAGGATATCGTAGCTGGTGCCGGTGGCGGATGACCAGCTGGCCACTTCGGTGGTCAGGCTGTGTTTCTCGATCTTGACGGGCTGCCCGCGTTGATCCAGTATCATGTCCATATCCTTTTCACTTTGACAGCTTCCGGTTGTATGTGCGGTTTCTGACAAGATAGCTGGCCAGCTCCGGATAGGGGATACGGCAGTTTGTTCCCAACATGAACGAGTCCAGGGCATCCGGATACTTTGGCCGGCGGGTCTTCAGGTCCAGATCGAACTTGTTTATTTTCCGCCAGACAGTGGTAGAGCTGATACCCAGGATGCGGCTGACCTCGCCTGTAGTATAGCTGGGCTTCCTGGGTATCCGTTTGATTGCCAACAGAGCATCAAGCTGCTGTGCAGCAGTTTTCATCATGCTTTCCCGCACTGCATCAGCCGAATCATGGGATGTCTTTTTCATCAATAATCTCCTGTCAAAGCTTTCCTTGAATCCGTTAAGCAACCCGCCGGCCGGCTGCCTTTTTCAGTTCGGATTCGATCTCAAATACCGGAGAAACCCTTTTTTTGAATGCCTCGATTTTTTCCAATACCTCCTGGATCTCCTCCGTTCTCATTGAGGGGTCGGGCGCATTGACATTGACAATGCGGGCTCTTTCATAGCTTTGTTCAATATCGATCACATCCAGATCATCGCATTTCCCGATGGCCTTATGGATATTGCTGTATTGCAGTTCCAGCATGCTTTTGAGTGCATATCCATAATCATGAACAATCTGGCCCAACACCGGTATAATGTTCTGATAGTCTTCACTATCCAACCCTTCAATAGCAATTCCAAGGGCCTCAACCCGGGAAGCCCAGTCAATAAGAGTCTGTGCGTTGTCTGTATTTGAAAAAAATCGATACATTGTTTCTCCTCTGATATTTAAGATTTGACTTATTTTACTTTCATCTCTCTGCCGGCCGGTGCTTTTGCGCCAAGCCGGGCATACTGTTTTCTTTGAGCAACCGACAGCGCCACCACCACTTTGCCAAGCTGTTCAGTGCTGCACCATTCAACAATTTTGATCCCAAACATTCTCTTTGAAATGCCGTCCGCATACCGCCAGGGAAGATCCAGATCCGTCAATATGGCCCAGATCTTGTTGATCAGTCTTTTCTTGTTCCGGGGAACAGAAATCGGCCTCTCCATTTTCTGGCATTCCATATCAGGATCACCCTTCCGCCAGTCGCGGATATTGTCTGCAACCGCCGGCTTAAAAAGATCCAGCCCGCATCTTTTGAAGTGGCCGATAAGCTGGTTCCGTTCCACCAGATTCAAGTCACTCAGCCCGTTCACCGGCCGGCCGGCAATCTTGGTAAACAGCGTCACCAGATCCGCCTTGTCCTCTTTGTAGGACATACCCAGAATTTTTAAGGCGGTATGGATAATCTTGTTCTGCTGTTCATAGACCAAAGACGCTTTGTTGCTCATAACACCCGCCTTCCGCCCTTCATCCAACCGAAAGCAACCGTCCAGTTGACAGACAAATCATGTTTTGATACGCTGTTAATCACTGTGGGTCCCTCCTTTCACAGATTTGGGGCCATTGCGGGTCCACACCGCAGGAAACCGGATTTTTCGGCATAACGCCTGAATTTATGCTGAAAATTCCGGTTTCTATTTTCCCCTGACGGCGCTCAGCCTCAAATATCGCTGAAACCCCTGCAAAACCCCTTGAAAAAACCATCTGCGTCTTTTCCTGGCACTCTGGTATTCCCTGGCTCTTTTTCGGCCATTTAACGGCATTTTTTGCGGCCTGTTTTTCTGCCCGGCGCTCCAGGGCGGTTCCCGGCCCACAGAAAGCCTCTTCCAGCCGGCCGCTGATGATGACACTATCCCTCATCGAGAACGCCTTTCATGGCTTCCATGATTACCTGCATGAGGCTTATTGCCTCCCTGGCGGCATCTGCATCTCTGGCCGCAGTGCCTGAGCAGATCAACCGGTTCAGGTTCACCGTTGCCATAACCACCGGGTCCGGTTCAAATGCCGATTCCGTGGGGGCCTGGGCCTTCTCTTTGCCCTTCAACGTCAGCCGCCACAGCTTTTCCGTCCCGGAACCATAGGTGGGCCGGACACCTGCCGGCTTCATCAACCCATCCGCCCGGAACTGGCGGAACCGCTTGTAAACATAGGACCGTGTGGAAGATGCCAGCCGGGCGATTTCCGCAGCTGAAAACGTGCTGCTGACTTTCATGGCCCGCCAGATCTTGTCATTACAATCACCAATCGGGGTTTCCACCACATGGCACGCCTGATAAAGGCCGTGCTGTATCCGGCGCAGATACCCCTGACGATACAGGGTATCCACCGCCCGTTTGATCTGATTCACGGTGAGGCCCAGGGCGGCCTGGGCTTCGACCTTCCGAAATGTGCCGGATGCCGCTGCAAACGCCCTCACCATGCCGGTGGCCGTGTCTGTCTGTTTCTTCATTATCTGGGCTCCTTTTCAGGCGTGGGAGCCTTGCGCCGATCCGGAAGCGCCTGCACCAGCTCAAGGGTTATCTCCTTGGTTTTGTTGGCCCGGGCAACCCGCTCCAGATCCAGCATCAGGTGAAACAGCAGCCGGAAAGACCCCTGGCAGCGTTTCACCAGATACCCGGCCGCCGCTGCTTCGATCTTCAGATCACAGGCCCGCACCCCGAAAACCACCACGTCTTCATCAGTTACCGGGCCGAACTCAACGGAGCGGGTGACCCGCTCCCAGACCCGCCGCCGGGTTTTAAGGCGGCCATAAAGGCTGGGCTCACCGATAAGGACAATGGCGGCTCCAGTTTCGTCATGGATGTCCCGCAGGTGTTCAATATTGCCTGTATTCAGGCGGTCTGCTTCATCTATGAGCAACACCCGGGGCCGACTGTCCAGCTCCTCAATAATCACCTGTTTGGCCAGCTCCACCCGGGCCGGGTTCATGCCGTTTAGTTCACGACAGATCCGGGCCAGCATACCCCGGGGAGTCCACCCCTCATACACCCGCACATACACGGCATCCGCCGTCCTGACGGCATATTCTCTGGCGCACATCGTTTTGCCCCGGCCCGCGTATCCCCAGGCCATCATCAGTCCTGGCTGACCCTTGACCGTATCAGCCACCACATTGGCGGCTTCACGAAAAGCCATTACCCGGGCAGTTTCAATAAAAATGTTTTTCATGCCTCTCCTTTCACTTCAGGTTATTGGTAAATCAGCTTTAAATCTTCAAACCGCTGCTGGTAGTGCTCAAACTCCGGCAGTGATTCAAACTCCGTCATAAAAGCCTGGTCTGCCGGTTCTGGTGTCCGGCCGTGTTTATGTACCAGGGAAAAGCACCACTCATAGTGCTCCAGATCTGACCCCCAGAACTTCGGCCGGGGAATCTCCGGAAGGGTTTCCGCCTGCTGCTTTGCTGCTTCCGCAATCCTGGCCAGCCGGTCATCATCCGCATCCGGGACGGCATTTTCCTGCTGTTCCGCCAGCCTGGCCACCTGTTCCAGCCGCCTCACATCTGATTCCGGCAATTCATGAGCCGGGGCGTCTGCTTCCAGGGCATCCCGGCCCGCATCAGCTATCACCGGGACTTTGGTATTGAACGGCAGGATATCCAAGGCATGCTGAGATTCTTCTGAGATTCCCAGGGATGTCAGGTGTTTTTTGGTATTCCGGATCTGTCGGTTTTGTCGCTTGTTTTCCGCCGCCACCTGATCCATGCTCACCTGGTCGCCGAACAGCCGGGCCAGCGGATGACAGGCTTGAACCGGCCACGCTTCACCCAGAAACACCCCTTCCTGTGTGTAGACATAGATCTGTGACATATCTGCCGTATCGATCCGGGCCTGAAGCGGAAGTTTCGGTGAAAGGTTCTGCAAGGCATCTGATTCATATTCGATCCCCCACAGAGTGATCCGGCACCGCCGGGCATATACCGGGGCCTTGCGCCACATAAAGTCATAGGCCAGCTGCCTGGGGTCCACTCCGGGGCCTCGATTCGGAAGAAACACCTCTGCCGGCGTTTTATCTCCCAGTCCCTGGTGTGGCTGATCTGCATACCACTTGAAATAGGCGGCTATGATCAGTGCGGCCTCGCGGATAGAGGGTATCCAGTTATGGGTCCTGGCTTCATGAAGAGCCTGTTGATAGGTTTCGTTTCTGTGCATCCATGGCGGTTTTGTCTGAATCGAATCTCCACAGTAGGACGGCATCATAAACTCCAGCTGACTCTGCAAAGTTTCAAAGAAACGCTCCACTACTTTGGACCGGCCATTATAGGGTTTCGCAAACATCGGAGCTGTTCCCACCCGGGCATACAGGCCGGCCATTTCTTCAAAATCCATGTCCTGGCCGGCATTAGTGAACAACCTGGATTTGAAAGCCCTGCCATTATCGAGATAGGCCGAATCCGGATATCGGCCCAGGGCCTGAACTGCATTGCGAAACGCAGCCAGGATGCCAATTTGATTTTCTGTTGGAAGGATCTGCCACCCGCATGGGTACCGGGAAGCCCAGTCAAAATAAACTATCAGAGTCATTCTGCATGGCCTGCCGGTCTCCGGATGCAGGATGAAAAAATTCAAGGTCTTGCCATCGGCCACCAGGCACTGGCCTACCTTCAATGTGCTGGCATCCCGGGTGATATAGCTGCCGAACCGGTCGATGTATACCTTCATCCCATCCCTGGCCAGACACACCGGGCCGGCATTGTGTTTTTCATAGTCCCGCAGCCACCGCCGCAGAGTGCTGTCACTTACCAGCACCGGTTCTCCGTTCTTTTCCAGGGTGGCCCGGGCCGCCCGGATCGCCATTTTAACGGAGGGTCTGGAACCGTGCAAATAACACTGGAGTAACACGGCCTTGGTTGCTTCAGATACCTGCCGGCCCTTGTATTTCGTTGTGCCGTGCTTTCTCCATCCCCCCCGGCCGTCACAAAGACACAGATAATTGTCATCATGTTCCCGCAGCCGCTTGTCCAGGGCCTCCAATGTCTTTATCTGGATTTCTCCCAGCCGGTTATAGATCTGAGGCAGCAGCACGCCGGCATTGTAGGCCAAAAGGAAGTCTTCAGCCGCCCTGGTTTTCTCTCCCCAGGATGCTTTTTCTTTGGCTGCCCGGTAGGCATGAGCCAGATTGTATTTGGCTTTGCCGATCTTCTTGGATTTTGCCGGCACATTGTCATGAATTGCCACGTCATTTCCCGCAGCGCCGGTCACAGCGTCATGCACCACCAGCTTTTCTCGGACATCAATTGGTGTCTGCTGCCTTAAATAAAGAGTTTCAGCTCCTCCCTGCTTCTGTTTCCGGATAACAGGCCAATCCTCTTGTACCGCTCTCAGGCGCACAGCCTTCTGGCTCAAACCCGTGGCTTCCGCAACATATTTTTCAGCAACCAAAGCACTCATCACACGGCTCCTTTAAACCATTTCGTCCACAGCCTTCAGCAGATCGTTTAATCTTGAAACCACCTCTTTCTTTGAGGTCGTCCGCCACCCGCTGTTATATTCACCCTCAATGATCTCCGTGAGGACTTTTATCTGTTTGAGGAACAATTTTGACACCAGGGAGGATGGTGCGGTTATATCCTTTTTCGTTTTCGCCACAATCTCCTTCACTGATGCGCCCTTCACCCGTTTGGCCGCCTTGCCAACCAGGAAGGAAGTCAGCTTTGCCCCACCATTTACCCATTCCAGAACCAGGGTCCAGGCTTCCACCTGTTGATCTGGGGTGAGTTTTGAAAGCGGGCGGGCCTGAGCTTCATTCATTGGCAGAATGATTTCTTTGGGCATGGATTCGGTATCAGATTCGTTTTTGAGCACAATTGTGTCTTTTTCAGTTTCAATATTTTTGTCTACAATTGTAGACATTTTTGATTCCAACAAAGCCACGGCTTCATACCCACATATCTGCTGATAAGCCCTTGGCCTGCTGAGATCCCACCGTTCTTTGCAGTAACGCTCAAACGTCTTGTGTGTGGTCCGGTACAGCCGATTATCCCGGATTTCAGCCAGAGCGCAGCCTACATCCAGAAACGTACCCAGACCATTTTTTATGACCTGCTCGCACTTCATGAGTTCCGCTTCTTCATCCTCTGACAAAATATCCAGCTCCAGCAACCCGCTCTGTATCAACTCATTCTTTCCAGCCATTGTGATAATCTCCTTGATCAGGAACCCGGCCGCCCCAAGCCCATTCCCCGTTATTACAAGCCCGTCCTTTTTTCTATTGCCTCAAGCAGCTCCACCATCATGATACAAGCCCCATTCTCTCCAGCATTTCAGACTCCCATGAACCCGGCCGGCTGAAGCCGTCCACCAGACACCCCAGGGCATAGCTCACCAGGTCATCCACCGATCCCATGGGGTTGGCTGATTTTCTGGAAGCCTCAACAATGCGCTCCAGATCCGCCTTGATGTCAGACGGGATATGAACGGGCCGGGCTTGGTCTGTAAAAAAATCTGCCTTGCCCGTGGTCGATTCCGCTGGCTTAATTTGACTGTGCGTACTCATGATTCTTTTGCCCCTCCTGAAGCCCCTGCTATCCGCCCGCCATCAAAGCACTCAGCAGGGCATCCCAGGTTCACCATGAAATCCACCAGGCCCTTTGATGTTTTTTGTCCTCTGATCAGCTGATAAACCATGGCCCATGTACAGCCGTATTCTTTGGCAATCCTGGAAACACTCAGTCCATTCCTCACCATCCAGACCTTGATATTAATAGTCGTGGAGTCCTGTAATTCGCTCATATCCCCAACCTCCCATAAATATTTTTCACCTTCTTGTTTTTGATGCGGCTTTCAGCCGTTATTTTGCCAAGTTCGTAATAATCCACCTGTTCCTTGTCCAAAACCATCAAGCCGGAATTGTTCAGGGCAGCCTGGATGATACCTTTATCCCGGGTGATGACGGTCAGTGCCGCCACATACTCCAGGGGAAGCCTCCAGCCGTTTTTGGATTCTGCTGTCCAGTTGTTGAGGTGATTTACAGAAATCTTTTCCCCGGTGAGGCGGCTCAGCTCATCCGCTATAGTTTCCCGGCCCAGCCCGCAGCGGCTCAATGCTGTTTTCAATGCTTCGCAAACCGCTTCATGCCGCCTGAAGCTGCCTGCTCTGTGTGCTTGACTGGGAAAATCTGACCAAGGAAACTCCATTTGGACCGCCCTGACGTCTGGATTTTCTCTGAATTTAGACATTGTGTTTTTTCCCAAAATCAACTACATATAAAGTATTGTTTTGCAACCTACAACCCAAAATAACCGCATATGGATTGTT